AACACCAGGGTAAGCACTAAAAACGTTATCACTAGTGTCTCCTCTCATACATTTTTCAAACAGCATAAATTCAGGCTCAGGCGCAGGCTTAGGTTCTTTTGTTTTTTTATCTAAAACAGGCTTGCCTTTGTCGTCAAAGTAACCTTCGTGTGTAATTGTAGTGTTGCTTACACCGTTATACTGTTTCACATTAGGTGCAATTAATTGTGCAAAGTCACCGTCAGTTGAAATAATAATGTGATCGTCATTAGGATGATTTTGTACCCAGCCTGCAATCAAATCATCTGCTTCTAATTGCGGATGACGAATAACCGTACAATTAGTTTTTGTACTAATAAAATCTTTAAACTCATCAAAAATTTCCCAAAACACAGTATCTTCTTCTTGCTGTGTAGGGGTCATTGCGTCTCTAGTTTCTTGTCTATTACGTTTGTAAGGCTCGTAGTAATCTTTGCGCCAACTACGTCCTTCTAAACAGAATACAACATGATCTGCGTCAAAGTCAGTCCATGCTTTCTTAACACTGTTAAGTGTAATATGTAAAGCCATGCCTAATTTAGTATCTAAGTCGCCACGAACAACGTGACGAGCTCTAAAGAAAGTATTAGCAGTGTCTACTAGTACATAAGTTGTCATTTGTTATTGCCTATCTCATTAATTATAGTAACATTATTACATAATTTATATAACTTGTCAACCATTATGATACTGAACTTTTGCCTTTTGCTACAGGAGTAACATTAATATAGCCTGCTCCTCTATTAGTATCCATACCTTCTTCTTGCAACATATTGTAAACAATGTCACGGAACCAACGATCTACAATTTCTTCTTCTGGATCATTGTCCACACCATAACCTGCTTCAACAAGTTGAGTAATAAAGTATTCGTTCCAGTCCAGTTCAAAAAAACCGTTGCGAACATTATCTTCGTTTACTTTTATATCTAACACATTTACCCAAGGCTCTTTGCGTCTTGTGGCATATTCCTTAGGATCTTTCTTTTTAAGAAGTTTCATTTCTTCTGCTTCTAGTGCTTCTTCTCGAGCAGTAATACCTGTTAAATCTCTTACTTTTTTATTCCACCAACCCATTATATTAACCCCTTTTCTCTTAACCTTTTTGCAAGGTCTTCTGGATTTTCAACATCTTCTTTCGCATTTATAGGAGCAGTCATAGCACGTTCATGCTGCTCATTTTGATACTTTTGTTTAGGTGCCCCAGGCATTTCCGAATAAGCTGATGTGTAATCTTGGTGTGAAACGCCATCCTCTCGCCATACATTCGTTCGCCACTTCTTGTACGTTAAGCGTATACTCTTCAGAACGTCCTCCAAGCGGCATAAGATATACTGGACACTCGATGCCGTTTTTGCGATATGCATCAACAGCCCTACCGGCTTCATCAATATCTGTACTGTCAGCAACAACAAATTTGAGATAGACTGAAGTATTCCGAAGACTAGAATAATCATTAACAACAGCAGGTCGGATAGCGTCCTCCCAAGATTCTCCACTAACGGAGAGCTTAGGCGAACATGAGAAAGTCCATTTAATTCTGCTCGTAGCATTGATATAGTTTCTAAGATCGTCGTGTAAAAATTGTGTGCTATTTGTTTCAAACGTGACATTTTTTAAGTCCTTCATTTTCGGATGTTCAAACAACTCTACATAGAGTCGTTGCCAAGCAAGTAATGGTTCACCACCTGTAAGAATTAGGTGTATATCTTGCCCGTTATTTTGTGTCCATTTGCCTTCTGGCAGCAAACTAACCAAATGATCAACTACTTCATCAACTTCTGCTAGTTTGTTGAAGTCTTTAAACTCTGGATAGATACTTGCATATGTGTCACAGCCTGTGTGAATAATAGGCAAGTCTTCAAACTTTTCTGTTGTATTATGCACATCCTTTGCAATTAGTTCTGCAACTTCAGGATTGTGTCTAATTTTATTTTGTGTTTTTACTGCACGACTAGGTTCATCTCTTCCTAGTCCAAAGTTCATGCAGCGGAAGTTACAACCAAATGTACGCAAGAATACACTAGGTACTCCTACAAACTTGCCTTCACCTTGCACACTGTAAAATGCTTCTGAATAACGTAGCTTCATAGCGGCAACCTTCCTGTATACAATTCAATTCCTAAACCGATCATGCCCATTATAAACACTGCTATAACAAACACTTGTGCCATGCGCACTGCAATATAATCACCCATTAGCAACTAAACTCCTGCTGTAGTTTGATATTGTCAAAGAACTCTTTCTTTGTACCTGCATCATTCTTAAATGCACCTTTTAGTACAGTTGTTTGTGTAAGACTGCTATGTGCCATAATGCCGCGGTTCTCACAACAACCGTGTGTTGCTTGGATATATACACCTAAGTGTTCTGCACCTGTTGCCTTTGCAATCTCACGTGCAATATCATTTGCAAGTTCTTCTTGTAATGTGCCACGTCTTGCACACCACTGTGCTATACGTGTGTATTTAGATAAGCCAATTAATTTGTCTGCAGCAATAATACCAATGTATGCAACACCTGCTACTGGCTGGTGATGATGTGAACACATACTTTTAAGTTCAGAACGCACTACAAGCATACCTTCGTAACGTTCATCTGAGTCGTTTGGAAATGCTGTTGCACTTGGAATAGGATCATATCGACCTGCCATAATTTCATTAAAATACATTTTAGCTAGTCGCCGTGCTGTACCTTGTGAATTAGGATCATTATGTCGATCAATTAGCAGTGCATCTAGCACACCTTCAAATGCTACTGTTGCATCTTCAATAAGTGCTTCTTTGTCGCCTGCTTGTAATACTTCTGAAATGTTGTCGCCTGCCCAATAACGAATGCCTGCGTCTTGCAAGCGGGCTGTAATTTGTTTTGCTTTGCTCAATTTATATTCTCCGAGTTAAAGACGAGGATGTCTTATTGTTTATATTATATACTTTATTTAGGTTTTTGTCAAGCATAATAAATTTTTTATGCCATTTGTTCTGCAAGATTTTCCCAATCAGTAGTTTCTTTATAGTTTCCTTTTTCAGGAATGACATTACGAACACCGCCAGTAGGATCTTTCATATCGCCCTCTCTTCTAAAAATAACATGGACATGAGGATACATACAAGTTTGTCCTGCACTTTGCCCTACATTCATGCCAACATTAAATCCTGTTATATTTGTTTTTTGTGATATAACATTTGCTTCACCTGTAGCTATAGCAAATTTAAAACATGCAAGTAAACTTTCTACATTGTTAACTTTGGGAACAACAAGTAAGTGTCCTGCAGTGACTGGATATTTGTCCTTGTAGACGACATACTCTTTTGTATCTAATTCAATATCAGTCCACGGCGCCCTGCCCTCCTTTTGGGCTTGTTCAAGATTGTCCAATTATATTTCTCCTAACTCTCTTTTTATTTTATTAATCAAACGTTTTTGCCTAAAAATACTATCTTTAGTTCCTTGCATATGTTGATACTTAACTTTATTTTTTTGCATCTCATTTAATTCGTCAATCTTGCGGTTAACGCTTTCTTCTAGTCCTTTTAAGTACCGTAATCGTTCTTCTCTATCAAACGCCATTATATGCTCCTACATTTTCCCAAGGATATACTAGCCAAACATCTTCTTCTGCTTTGTTTACTTCATGAACACTATAATTTACACCATCAAAGTTACTTGCTAAGTTTTCTGTGATAACGGCAAATCGTACATTAGCGTTTGGACCGTTCCATATAGCGTTCCAAGCATTGTCTTCGTAAGGTAAACAACTGCTCATCCAATCTTGTTTGATCCAGTTAAATGTAGCACCTGTATCATTAATGTCATCTACAATGAGAATTTTTTTACGCTCGTGTATATCCCAGCGACACGTTTCTTGATCTTCATCAGGAATATAGCCAAATGCATCTTCTGCCATCCAAAAGTTACTTTCAGGTCCTTGCTCGTCGTCCCGTAAACTTACTTTCAATGCCTCACAACGTACATTTAACATATTAGATAAAATAGTAGCAGGTATATTGCCACCACGTGTAATACCTACAATGTAGTCAGGCTTCCAGTTATCGTCGTACATCTGTAGTGCAATATTTAGACATGCACGTTCTACGTCTTGCCAGTTATAAAAATGTTTTTTAATTTTCATATTTTTCTTTTAGGTACTGCTCGTGTTGTACCCATTCTCCTTTGCGCAAAAAACCCCAGTCTCTTAATTTAGGACCCGGGATGAATATAGTCCATACATCAACACCAGGTTCAAGTTCAACACGATGAAGGCTATAACAGCCGGCAAACCGTATCGTGCCTGCGCTACGCCAAAATTTACCATCCGGCGTGTGTTCCCAATAACCACCTTTAATGATAAAAGTGATAAAAGGCCAAGGGTGATCATGTAAATCATCTAAATCTCCTTTGTGAAAATTGTGTAAAAAGACGTTAAACGGAAACCATTTACGATCTTTTAAAAACAAATAATAGCGAGTTAAGTACGGCTCGTTTTCATAACGGTCCATGATTACTCGCTTGCGTCCTAGTTTATCTAACCAGTCTAAAAATTTAGAACGGAACATCTTCGCCATCTTTATGATTACCTTTATAGTCCTGTTCTACCATTTTATAAACTGTTTTAAAATTTTGATAGGCTTTTGCAAGTGCAGGATAATGTTGCATCATATCCTTAACAGTTGACATCGGAGGAAGATGATCTTCCCATTCTATACCGCCAAATCCTGTACTTACATTTGTAATATTCAAGTCAGAAAGATCAATAGTATCATCAATTGTAAATGTATAATCTCCACCTGTTAACGTCACTGACTCTGTGTTTATAGTATCTGTGCTTATTGTAAATACATTGTCTGAACTAATAGTAATACTATCACTCATAGACCCTGTGAAAATATAATCATCGTCTGAGTTTGATTTGCTCATACAAACTTGCTCCGTTAAAAAACTCTTTATTTAATTTAGTGCGCTGCTTATCTAAACTTACAAGATAGTCGCTATAGTTTTCCATATAATCAGAAATTTTTGCTACTATCTGATTACGATGTTTTCGATAGCTTGCAAAATCTTCAGTCCACGCACTAGGATATGTAAATTCAGGCAGTGCCATTTCACTGTAACTTAAACGGTCTGGCACCATAGGAATAGCATCTACAAGCGCACCTTCATACCAACTAATACCTAATGTTTCTTGCAAGTTAGCTGAGAATACCATCTTTGCTTCACCTAGCAAGTTATGATATTCGTTCTTAGTAAGCTCACGTTCTTGGCAAACAACAAATTCATA